ATGAACGATATTCGAGAGGGCGTGCGCGCCTATCTGGAGCGGGAGAGCGGCATACACGCCGTGTGCGCGCCCGCAAGGCACACGGGCGAGTACCCGCTCATCACGGTGGACGCGCGGGAGGACGGCGTGGTGCTCTGCGCGGGCGGGGCGCAGGCCGAGCATCGCTACCGCGTGACGGTGACGTGCGCGGGCGACCGCGAGCGGTCGGACAAAAACGCGAGGCTTGCGGCGCTGGTCCCCGTGCTGCTGCGGGGGATTCCGATGACGCTGCCTGCCGGCGTATCGGGCGGCGGCAAGGTGCAGCGGGTGCTCTCGCCGCGGGAGATCGAGACGGAGGGCGACGAGCTGCGCTTTCTGCTGGTGCTCACGCGCCCCGTGCCGCCCAAGGAGGACGGCGGCGGCGCGGGCGGCGAGACGATGCAGGTGCTGCATTGGAACGAAAGCAACTGATTACATAAGGAGGAGAACCGAATGGGTTTACCGGAGATCTACATTTCCTTTGAAACGGCGGCGGTGAGCGCGGTCAAGCGTTCGAGCCGCGGCGTGGCGGCGCTGGCCATTACGGACGCGACCAAGGGCGGCGCGGTGAGCGCCGTGTACCGCAGTCTGAGCGAGGTGGACGAGAGCAAGTTCACGAAGGAGAGCTACCGCGTGCTCGCGCTGTGCTTTCAGGCCGCGCCGAGCAAGGTGGCTGTGCTGCGCGTGGGGAGCGACGAGGCGGACACCTTTGCCGCGCTCGACACGCTGGACTTTGACTACCTCGCCGCGCCGGGGCTGACGCAGAGCAAGGTCATCAGCTACATCAAGGCCCAGCGCGCCAAGGGGCGCGGCGTGAAGGCGGTGGTGGCGAACGCCGCCGCGCCCGACGACGAGGGCATCATCAACCTGTGCGCGGAGGACATCGTTTTGTCCGACGGCGCGGTGACGGCGGACCACTACGCCGCGCGCATTGCGGGGCTTCTGGCGGCGACGCCGCTCACGCGCTCGGCGACCTACGCGAAGCTGAGCGAAGTCGTCTCCTGCGGCGCGCAGAGCGACGCGGACGCGGCCATCGACGCGGGCAAGCTCATCCTCGTGCCCAACGGCGAGGGCTACTGCCTCGGCCGCGCGGTCAACTCGCTCACGACGACCACCACCGCGCACGGCGCGGCGTTCCAGAAGATCAAGATCGTCGACGGCGTGGACCTCATCCGCGGGGACATCACGCGCACGTTCCGCGAGGGCTACATCGGCAGCGTGCTGAACGATTACGACAATAAGCTGCTGCTCGTGACGGCGATCAACGCCTATTTCAAGGCGCTCGAGGGCGACGTGCTGGACAAGACGGCAGACAATGAGTGCCGCGTGTCCCTGTCCGGCCAGCGCGGCTGGCTGGAGAGCCACGGCACGGACACCGGCGAGATGTCCGACGCGGAAATTCTCCGCGCGAACACCGGCAGCGAGGTCTTTTTGGAGGCTTCCCTGACGTTCTGCGACGCGATGGAGGACCTGACGCTCAAAATTGCGATGTAAGGAGGAGAAACTATGGCACAGGTACAGGCAAACCGCACGCTGTCCGGCTCGTTTGCGTCCGTCTGGGTGGACGGCGCGCTGATCGCGGAGCTCGAGAGCATCACGGTCAAGGTCAAGCTCCAGCGCGAGCGCGTGCAGCTCGGCATGGACGTGGACAGCAAGATCACCGGCTACTCCGGCGAGGGCACGATGAAGCTTAAGCAGGTCTACACGCGCTTTTACGAGGTGCTTGACGAGGCGCGCCGCGGCGTGGACAAGCGCTGCACCATCACGACCGCGCTCAAGGACCCGGACAGCGTGGACGGGCAGGAGGAGCGCTACGCCATTTCGGGCGTGGCGTTCACGGAGCTGCCGTTCATCAACTACAGGATCGGCGAGGTCAACGGCCAGAGCCTGCCGTTCACCTTCCGTCCGAGCGAGCTCAAGAGCCTTGACGCCATCGGCGTCGGCGAATGATGGCGCTCGGGGACATTCTCGCGGCGCGGGCGGACAACGCCCGCGCACGCGGGACGGTCGAGGCGGGCGCGCTGGGTGCGGTGACGGTCGAGGCGCTGCCCGTCCGCGAGCTGGAACGGCTCGCGCGGGGCGCGGACGGCGACCGAGCGGTATTTTACGCCGCCTGCCGTGAGCTTCAGCGCGAGGGCGCGGCGCTGCTGCGCGCGGGCAAGGTCTACCGCCCCGATCAGGTGATGGCGCTCGTGTCCGACGCGGAGGCGGCAAAGGCCGCCGAGGCGGTGCGCGCGCTGTCCGGTTGGACGGAGGCGGACGGCGGGACGGCGCAGAGAACGGACCTCCCCGCGGGAAACGCGGTGGGAAGCAGCGCGCGGGCGGGCGAAGCCGCGGACACGGGCGCTTCTCTCGCGATGCTGGACGGTGCGGCGGGCGGAGACGCGGCGCTCCCTGCCGGAGCATCGGACGGCGGGCGGACGGACAACGGACGGTCAGGCGGCTTGCGGCTCGGTCAGACGGCGGACAATGCGGGCGGACAGGCCTCACGTGAGGCGGACGGCGCGGAAATCCGACCTGATACCGTGCAGAAAATGACCGGAATCCGACGTGGGAACGTGCAGAAAAAAACGGCGGGCGCGCCGTTCCGACTTGACACCGTGCGGGAAAATGCGGGGGAAAGCGCGGAAATCCGACATCGTTCCGTGCAGTTGGAAACGGGGCGCGGACAGGTCTCACGTGAGTTTTTGCCGGAAAACGGCGAAGCGCCCCCGTTCCGCGCCGAAACACAAGTCCTGCCCGAAAAAACGCCCGATGCACCACAAAATGTTGGGGTTTCGGACAAAATGGACGGCAGTTTACAGAAAACGGAACGGAATATTTTATCGAAAAACGCCGCGCCGGAAAACCAAACCGAAGGCGGCTTGCACGAAAGTAAGTCGGAAATCAATGGGCAGGACGGAGCGGGTTTGCACGAAACCGAGTCGGAAACCGGCGTGAAAAGCGGGAAAACGCTGCACGAAAGCAAGTCGGAAATCGCGGGAGGGCTGCACGAAACGAAGTCGGAATTTGGCGCGGAGCGCGGAGAAAGGCTGCACGAAACCAAGTCGGAACGCGCGGAAGCGCTGCACGAAACCACGTCGGAGCTCGCGGAGCGGGTGGCGCGCGAGCTGCTTGACGGGCTCAAGCGCGCGGCGTGGGTGCGATAGGGGGAAATATGGCAAAAAGTCGGACAATTTTGATTTGGCACAACAACGGTGAACAGCAGTTTTCCTTTACAGTCAACCCTGAGCGGCTGCGCGTCTCGCGCCCCAACTGCAACCGCGTGGAGACGCTGGCGATGGGCGGAACGGTGAATCTCTGGGGCGGGCGCGGGCTGCGCGAGGTGGCGTTCACGACGTTTCTGCCGGGGGAGCGCTCGCCGTTCTACGACGGGACGGACGGCGCGGCGGCGCTTGCGCTTTTGAAGCGCTGGCAGGACAGCGGCGACCCCGTGCGCCTGATCGTGTCGGGCAGCGACATCAACGACGCGTTCCTCATCGAGGACGTGACCGAGACGCTGCGCGAGGGCGACGGCGACATCACGCTGACGCTGACGCTGCGCGAATATAAATTCGCCTCCGAGCTGGCAAGCCAGACCGGCGGGACGGCGCGGAGCGCGCCGAAAACGGCGCGCGCGGACGAGCGCGTGACGGCGAAGACGTGGACGGTCAAGCGCGGGGACACGCTCTGGGCGATCGCGAGCTCGCTCTACGGCGACGGGACGCGCTGGCGCGAGATCGCGAGGAAGAACGGCGTGACGGACCCAAGGAAATTACAGATCGGGACGGTGCTGACGCTGTGAGGCGCGGCGAGAAAGGGGAGACGGTGCGGTGACATTGCTGGTAAACGGCGTTTCGCTCGGCGCGGCGGCGCAGAGCGTGACGCTGGAAAGGAGCCGGGGCGACGCGGCGGCGACGCTCACGGCGGTGCTGCTCACGGACGTGGCGGACCGGTATTTTCCGAAGGAGAGCGTCGCCCTCGGCGACGCGGTGCGGCTGCTGGACGACGCGGGGGAGGAGGTCTTCCTCGGCGCGGTGCAGGCGGTGACGCGGAACGCGGAGACGGTGACGGTCCTCGCCTGCGACCGGGGGCTGTACCTGACGGCGAACGAGCTGTCGGGCGTGTTCGCGGGCTCGCCGGAGGGCATCTGCCGCGCGGTGGCGATGCGGCTGAGCCTTCCCGTGGGGACGCTGGAGGTTCCCGCGGGCTGGAAGCGGCTGGTCGCGGGCGCGGGCGTGCGCGCGTTCGACATTCTTCGACAGGCGGTCGGGGACGGGCGTGAAATTTCCCTTTCCAACGGGGCGCTGACGGTCACGGCGGCGGGCGGGGAGCGCTTTCTCATCGCCGAGGAGACGGTACTCGCGAGCCGCGGGACGGCGGACGCGAGGGGAATGGTCAACCGCTGTGCGGCCATCGACCGCAAGGGTGCGGAGGCGGGCACGGCGCAGAACGCGGAGGACATTGCCCGCTTCGGGCTGCGCCAGCGGGTGCTGGGCAAGAGCGGGGACGCGCCCGCGCAGGCGCAGAGCGGTCTGCGAGGGCGAACGCTGCGCGGCGAGCTGACGGTGCGCGGCGACCTCAAATACCGCTGCGGCGCGCTCGTGGAGCTGCACCGGCGCGACTGGGGCATGGACGGCGCGTATCCGCTCACGGCGGTGAAGCACCGCTGGGAGCGCGGGCTGTTCACCACCGAGCTGACGTGGGAGGGAGAGGCATGAACGTATATGGCGAGCTGTGGGCGCTGCTCAAGCCCGAAAGGAGCCTCGACGGGGGCGGCGCGCTGTTCGGGACGCTCATGGGCGTTTCGCCGCTGACAATTCGCGTCGGCGGGTGCGAGGTGAGCGAGGGGCTGTTCCGCCCGGCGGGCATGAGCCTGCGCGCGGAGGACGTGGGGCGGACGCTGGCGCTGCTCCCGTGCGAGGAGGGCTTCTTGCTGCTGTTTTTTGTGGAGTAGGGGAGGAGAGGACATGATTTTTCCCGATTGGGGGACCGCCCCCGAGACAAACAAAGGCCCGCTCCCGCTTTACCGGGAGTGGGCGGTGGACTGGGAGCGCGGCGCGCTGGCGCTGCGGGACGGCGAGCCGTACACGGTCGAGGGGGACGAGGCGGTGAAGCTCTGGGTGCGTCTCGCGCTCGACGCGAGGTGCGCGCGCTGGAAGTATTCCGCGCACAGCGGCGATTACGGCAACGAGCTTGCCGCGCTCATCGGACGGAGCGGCGACGCGGGCATCCGCGAGAGCCTGCTTCAGCGCACGATCACCGAGACGCTGCTCGTCTGCCCGTACATCACGGGCGTGGAGGGCTTCTCGTTCGAGCACCGCGCGGACGGCGCGACGGTGCGCTTCACCGTGAAAACGGTGTACAATTCCTTTGAAACGGAGGCGGAAACGGCATGACGAAGGACGAAATTTTTGCCGCGATGGAAAAGGCCTACGCGGGCGCGGGCAGCACGGTCGAGGGCAGCTTCGCGGGCGACCTCCTGCGCGCCTGCGCGGACGGCTGCGCCGAGCTCTGGAGCACGGAGATCGACGGGCTGGAGGAGCGCGCGTTCGTGGCGAGCGCGTCGGGCGACGCGCTCACGCGGGTGTGCGCCGACCGCGGCGTGGAGCGCCGCGCGGGGGAGGACGACGAGACGCTGCGCTCCCGGGCGCTCGAAGGGCTCAAGCGGCAGGGCGCGAGCGGCAACGCCGACGATTACGCGGCGTGGTGCGGCGCGGTGGAGGACATCCTGCGCGTGCGCGTGCTGCCCCTCGCGCGCGGCGCGGGGACGGTGGACATCGTGGCGGTCGGACAGGACGGACGTGCGGCAAGCACGGCGGCGGTCGCGGCGGCGCAGCGGATCGTGGACGAAAAGCGCCCCATCGGGGCGGACGCGAGGGTATTCGCGGCGGCGGAAAAGGCGCTGAACATCGCCGCAAGCGTCGTTTTGAGCGAGGGTGCGAGCCTTGAAGGGGTCAAAACGGCGTTTGGAGCCGCCCTGAGCGCGTTTTGCCGCGAGGGGGCAACTTACTTCCCGTCTTGTGAGCTACGCGCGTGTGAGCGCGCTTCTGCTCGAATGCGAGGGGGTCGCGGACGTGCGGAGCTTTACGCTCGGCGGCGCGGGGACGAGCCTCGCCCTCGGCGAGCGCGAGATCGGCGTGCCCGGCACGGTGACGCTCACGGAGGTGACGGCATGAGGCTGCCGGAGAGCGTGACAAAGCTCGCGCCCGTCGGCGCGGTGCTGGAGGCGGCGGAGGCGGGCGAGGAACTGCTTCGTGCGGCGGGGGAGACGGCCTCCGCGCGGGCGCTCGTCGGCACGGCGGACGCGGCGGGGCTCTCGCGCTGGGAGCGCGACTACGGGCTTGCCGACTGGTCGGGGGAGGACAGCGCGCGCCGCAGGGCGCGCGTCTATGCCGCGAGGGCGGGCGGGCAGACGCTCACGCGCGCTCGTCTCGCGGCGCTGGCGGTATCGGTCGGCGGGGCGGACCGCGGCGAGGTGGCGGAGGACTTCGCCGCCTACGCGGTCGAGCTGGCGGTGATTCAGAACGGGCGGCTGCCCGCGCCGGAGGGCATGGCGGCGCTGCGCGACGCCATTGCGCGGCAGAAGGGCGCGCACCTGACGGTGACGGCGGCGCCCTGCGCGGCGCTGGCGCTTGACCGGGCGGAGGCGCTGCACGGGGGCGCGCTGGAGATCGCGTGGGGCGCGTGTACGGAGGCGTGAGGAAAAGCGGGGGCGGCGGGAGCCGCCCCTGGGGCGCAAGGTGCTTGCATCTCGCGGCGGGAGCTGGTATGCTTTAGAAAATAAGGCAAGGGGCGGCGCGCTGGGGAAGTGGGTCGTGGACATCACCTGTGCGGAGGAATGAGGATGCGGTTTGGACGGGAAAAACAGGAGCTTGCGGAAAAGAAGTGGCCGAGGCGGGCGGCGAAGCTTTTTCTGGAACGGACGAGCGAAAGGCGCAGCCCTTCGCCCGATGAGAAGCCGGAGGCGCTGACGCTGGAGCAGGCGGACGAGGACTGCGGGAGAGACATGGCATATCTGCTGCGCGCCGATGGGCGGCTGCCGGCCGCCTTTGTGCTGGAGCTGATGGAGCACATGACGCGGGGCATGAGCGTGATGGTCCGTATGTATGAGCCGCCGGTCGGACAGGACGTGCGCGCTCTGCTGGCGGAATACGGCGCGATGCCGCACCGCTTTCTTGCGGGCTTGCTCCGCTCCCGCGCAGCCGCGCCGGTCGAGGGCGAGCAGGTATTCGGGGACGAGACCGATCTGGCTGTGGCGGCGCACGGACTGCCGAGGGCGCTGCTGACGGCGCTGTACCTCGACCCGCTGCAGGGAGTGACGGTGAAGGAGTCGGTGGCCGGCATACCGGAGCCGGTGGAGCTGCCGCAGAGCCTTGCGGAGCTGGAGCGGCTTTTCGCGGAGCGGAGCGTCATTTGGATGGAGTACAGGCGCGAGGTGCTGGAGATCGGCATTCCCGACACGATGGAGGGAGAGCGGGCGATGATCGGCGCTCTGCGCGCGTTCTGCGCCGCGCGGGCGGTCGAGCTGCGGCTTTTGTGGCCGGAGGGAGAATGAGGATGCGGTTTTGGGGGAAAAAACGGAGAAGGGGCGCGCTTGCGCCGGAGGATTGGCCGGAGGACGGCTGGCACTTTCTGCCGGGAAGCTTTTCCATGACGGAGAAGGACGTGCCGCAGGGGTATGCGCTTTATACCTTCGCGCCCAACATGGGCGAGGAGGGCTGGGAAACGGTACGCGATGTGACGCCGGAGCTGCTTGGGCGCTGGTGCGGGGAAAGGCCTGTGCTGATGCGCCTGCGGGCGCGGGACGAAAGGGACGCATTTCCCGCGCGGTTCTCCGCGCTGCTGCGCCGCATTGGCCGCGGCGCGGACGCGCTGTGCGCCGCGGGGGTGCTGTGGGTGCTGACAAAGGGCTTCTGCGCGGCGGATTATTGGACGGCCATGGAGCTTGGCGCGAGTGTTCCGGAGTATTTTGTGCTGCCTGAGACGGTGCGCGGGGTACATGAGGCGGAGGAGTGCGCGCGGGCAGGACGGTATGAGGCGCGGCTTGTTCCGGGCTTCGGGCCGTCCGCCATCGACACGGCCTTTGACCCGCGGCGCGTGGAGCTTACGGCGCTGACGGAAGCGGTGCGCGCGGCGTGCGGAGCCGCGGGGGCGCTGTGGGTACAGCCGGAGGAATAAGGATGCGGTTTGGACGGGAAAAGAAGCGGGAGGAGCCGTTTCGCGGCGAGGTCACGCTGTATCGGGGGGCGTTCCGGACGGAGGAGCAGAGGGACGGCTTTGCGGCGTACTATGCGCTTCCCGGCGGGATCGCGGGGCTGCTGCCTCAGCCGGAGGAGGAAGAGGGATGGCGGACCTTCCACGAGGTCGTGCGGGGGACTCTCCGGCGGCTGGCGCGGGAGTACCCCATGGCGGCTGCGGCGGAGGGACGGCTGTTTCCTCCGGAGGAGCTGACCGCATCGCGCCGCAGAGAGCTTTACCGGCGCTTTGCCATGGAGGAGCCTTACGGAGACGGGGGACTGACGTGGTTCGTGCTGCGCGGAGGGGCGGAAAGGCTTCCCCGCACGGTGCGGGAGGCGGAGGAGCGCGCGGACGCGGAGCTGTATCTGGACGAGGAGCATCTGGTGCTCGTGCTTCAGACTGCGCCGGAGCTTCCGGTCGGGCGCATCGCGGAGCTGCTTTCGGCGGCGTGTCAGGACGCCGGCTGGCGGCTGGGCTGTGCGGAGGAATGA